ATAGTTTATGGGCCTCGTCAGCGTCACGAACACCAAGGGACAGCTTACCTTTAACGTAAAGGCCTTTGCTGTCTTCTTCCATGTGTGTCCACTTACCGATGGGGCGTGTCATGTCGTGATGCAGCAACATGGCTGGCATCGTACCGGACTTACGGTGCTGAGCGAGCGAACGCTCGAATGCACCCTGTTCTACGACGTCACCCACTCGATCCATATTGTCGAATGTTGAGCCATAGCCTTCGAAGGTTCCCTCTCCATCTTCCTCGAAGTATTTAAGATCCAGCTTCAGAGCTTTCTTCATCATCGCTCGGTTGCTCCTGTTCTTGTGGTGCTTCACTGTTACCGAAGCTCAGGTTATTAGTTTGTGAGATGTACTCGTCACCGCCTTCCCGTGGGTTGAGACCCATGCGCTCGCGTACTTCGTTCGGGTTGAGAACACCCATCAAGATCAGCTTGCTGTACGACTCTGACTCAGTTTGTAAGTCGGAGCGCGTTAAGCCTGATGTGTCGAAGCGGAACATTTGACCGGGGTTGGCCAGAGTTAGGTTCAGTCGCTGCTCGATCATGGTCAGCCATGGAGCTAGTGTGAACCGGTGGAACTCGGCACCTTGGTGTGCGATGTTAGAGTATGTCGCGTTGTCTAGCGCAGCGATCATGTGCGGAGGCACACGATACAGGCCAGCAATTTCGTTGCGGCTGTACTTGCGGGTCTCAAGTAGCTGCACGTCATGGGGTGTCAGTGAGATAGGCTTGAAGACTACACCTGATTCCAGGATTGCTACTTTGTTTCCGTTGTTTGTACCACCATGCGCTGCTCCCCAGCTGGCGCGCAGGTTCTCATACGCGTCATCGGACAAGACACCGTCGACTTCGAGCACACCGCGCGGCGTTGCGCCTTCTGTGTAGATGCGGTTAGCGTAGTCGATCGCCGTTCGGTCACCACTAACAACTGCAGAGTTGTAGGTGATCGGGCTTAGTCCCTTGTAGCCGTCCAGTGTTAGCGATTTGAAGTGCAAGATCTCTCGGCTAGATAGAACTAGCGTCTTGGATTGTGCGCCTTCGCCGACGGTCACATGGTAGGCTACCTTGTTTCCGTTTACGTGGATGCTGACGTTTAATGGGTTGAGCGGTAGTAGTTGTACTGCCTGACCTCGTTGCGTGCGGGTGATGTACAGGTAACCGTTGCCGTGTAGGCAAACAGAGGTTACAACATACGCCCACATCTCGGCCGCTGTCTGATCTTCAGACGGAGCGATCGACACAAGTCGGTCTAGTTTGTTGTTCAGACGAACCTTTCCGCCTTCCGGTGATACATCATAAAGATTCACAGGTAGGCTGCTGATTGATTCGCTTAATACTTTCACGCAGCTGTAGACTGCGGACACCCGCATCGCGTTGTCGCCGGATACGCCGCCTGATGTACCTTGACGTATCGCTTCGAGCAAGCGTGGAGAGTTGATGTCCAGTGCTGCTGACTTGGTCTCAGCCGTCTCGGCTGGGCTCTTTTTGTCGAACCATCCCATGTCGTACTCCTATTAAGAAAAAATTTTAGAGTGTACGTATTCCACGCACGTTATAAATAGATTCACGCAGACCACCGTGGACTTCAAGTCGACCAAGTGCCATGATGGAAGCGATGATGCCGTCGATCTTGTTAGCCTCGATCGATTTGCGCACCTTTACGTTTTCGTTGACGTCGTAAAACGCCTCACAGTTGCCAGCCATCCAGTTAGTAACAGCGTCGTCACCGTGGATAAGCTTGCCTGCCTTAACTAGCTTTTCATAAGACTTAGACGGTCCGCTCATTGAGCCGATGCCTTGCCCTACTTTTACCATTGGTAAGCCTCGGTCGATCAAGTCGGCCGAAAGTTCGTTTGCGCCCCACGGGTCAAAGGCAATCTCCTTCACGTTGTACGTCTCGCACAAGCGGAGGATATGTTCTTTGATGTAGCGGAGGTCGTTTACGTTACCTTCGGTTAGTATGATGCGGCCTTCGTCAGCCCACTGCTGGTAGGCACGGCCAATTGAGCCGCCCTTATTGTATACAGTATCTTCGGGCAGAAATGACTGTACGTACTGGTGTACTAGACCGTCCTTTGGGAACAGTACTGATACGCACGCAAAGTCAGACACCGACGCGAGGTCGAGCCCGATGTAACACGGTTGGCCCTTGAAGTCCGACATAGGTGGACGCGGCAGCTTGCCACATAAATCCCAGTCGTTCATGTTAAGCCACGCTTCGCTGGCGTTTTGCCAGACGTTCAAGCGTTTAGTTAGGTAGTTCACCCGAGCCGATGGGGACTCGCCGGCCTGCTTGGCAAGGCGTTCCATATCGTCAGGCTGGACAGACTTCCCGTAGCCGGGGTTAGCCTTGGCCCACGAGCTGGGCTGCGTCCAATCATCACCCTCATCGATGGTGTATATCTGACCCCAGAAGGAGTCGTCTTCCACCTGTCCGGTGATGACCTTGATGAGGTAGTCTCTGAGCTGATAGGCG